GCATCTAACAACTGTCTGAGTGCATTCGTTGCAGTTCTTGATAATCCACCAATCATGTGGATTAAGCCAAAACCATAAAAACCTAAACCCGGTAAAAATTTAAAATGTGTAAAATATTCTATTTTATTTTTTAATGGATCTTCAGGTTTATAATTTCTTCTAATAGATAAAACTTCTTTTGAACTTGTATCTATAGTTACAATGTAAGGAAGTTTTATTCCTGTTGGGTTTTGTTCTTCATCTTTATCTTCAAATCCTTCTAAATCTAGATTTGTGTGAAACTCTAGAATAGTAAACATTTGTTCGTCTCTAGTTTTTCTAACTCCTTCTAACTCCCTTTCTTTTTTTTCTACTTCTGTTTCTTGTGCATAACCTGGTGTAATCTCTACATCTCTATAGAAACCAGATACCTGTTTTTTTCTTAATTCATTTTCTGAAATTTTTAAAGAATGTACTATTGCATCTGCATCCTCTAATGACGTTGCAGTATAAGGAACTATCAGATCGTCTGCTGGAACAAATTTAGATACGGCTCTGTCAAGTAGTTCGTCATAATAGACTTTCTTGAATGCAGAGCCGCTAAGAGGGAGATAAAAAAGTAACTGATCGAACTCGGGTTCATACTCTTTCATCACATTCATGAGTTGATAGTTCATGAAATTTTTTACTCGTACAGCTTGGTCTT